TTTTTAATTATCTTATCAGATTATGTTCCTTATGTAAAGATTTACCCTTGATAGCTACACAAGGGTAAATATTACTCTTAAATTGTTCTTTGCTATTGAAAGCGTATTTTCCTATGTTCATATATTTTATTTTAAGAGGTTAAGGCTGCAAGAGTTGTGTCGTCCAAAGCTGTTTTATAGACTTGTAGTTGTTTACATTCTCCGTAGAAATCAATACCACCACCCACATTGAATGACACAGTATCTAATGCAGTCAAGGAGAATGATGACGTGCTTGTATAAACCTCTACTCCATTTAGCCAAAAAGCAATATCCCCACTTTTATATTTAATAGCACATTTATTAACATCCGTTATTGTCGCTGATATAGTAAATGACGAAGTACCACTAATAAACCCCTTCAAACTATTACTTGATGTTAAATAAATATTAACCCTATTAGAAAGTGTTCCATCAGATAATGAAATATACCTGTCCGTTCCGCTAAGCTCTCCACTTATCTCTACAAACAAAGTTCCCTCTACTGAATTTATCTCACCACTCAACCCTGTTTTACTAACTTCATCTTTTAATCTCGTTGTAGTACTTCCTTCTGCATTAGGTAGCATTAGACTTGTTGCATAAGATTGCTGTTCTAATTGTGCGCCGAATATGTAGATGCCTGATGTTCCATCGCCTATAAAAGTTGGATTACCACTTAGTAAATCTGCATTATAAACATTAAAAGAAACCGAACTCCCACTATTAGAAGAACCCACAACGGTACATCTATACCAACCGTTTCCAATACTTTCGATAATTCTTTCTGATACACCAATAGATGAGTAAGATGATACCGTACCACTAGTTAAATTAAATACACTATAAGATAAGTTACTTGCTGAAATTACTAACCTATCATATCCATCAGCTTTTGCATAAACAGAAACAGAAAATGGTGCTGTTGCGTTTGCTGTATAATATATTTTATGCTGTTCATCTACAACACCTGCCACCAACTTAAACGCACTTGTAGGATTGTCTACACTTGGTGCAGATTGCCCACTTACAACTGTTGCACCCGATTTAGTCCAATAAGCATTATCAAATGATAAAGGGTAAGTAATTAGGTTTGTGCTCTGTGGTTGTAATAATAAACTAGGGCAAAGACCGTTTGAATGGTCTAATAAAGGCACGTTAACTGCCATAGATTCGATAAGACCGTCTTTGTTTATTCTGTTTGCTGTACTGTTACGTACAACGGTTAAATCAGCGTTACCGTTAGTTGGTAGAACGCTGTATAATTTACCTGCTTTATATCCGCTTGGTATTAAAGCTATACTCGGTATTGCCATATTTTTTATTTTAATAATTTGTTACACATTCTAAAGATTCTACTTTTCCTCCATCACTTTCTACTCTAAAGTTATAATCCCAGTTATAAATACTTAAAATAGATAATGCTTGACTAACGCATTCGCTAGATTCTACAATACCACCATCAGATTCAACCCTATCAATAAAGTAATTTATTAAAGGAAAATCAAAAGCATAATCATAGTAGATACCGCCCCATCCGTTTTTCTGTGGATTACCCCACCAAGTGCTATTGTATATTTCGTTTGCCATTTTTTTGTTTTTTTAAGTATTCAGATAATTTAACAATATTAGATTGTTTTGGTTTATACGTATCTTTCATATTACAAAACCCATCCATTAAATAAATCGTTTTTATCTGGATAAACATCTTCGTTGTTATTGGTATTATATTCTGGAAACAAATTAGTGCGAAAAGAAATATAATCAATAAATCTTCTGGTATAATATTCAGCAAAGTTTCTTGATTTGTTTACTAAATAATCAACCTCATCTTTAGATACACTTTCAGAGTTTTCAGATGTATGCTTACTTATTCCTCCATTCTTAATTTGATACGCTGCAAATGGTAAATACTGCATCATAGCATAATGAATTAACATCGGTTGTATATAATCTTCAACTAATGTAAAATAGTTCCCAGTTAATGTACCTGCAATAATATCTGAACTAATTTTATTGTATAAATCAGTACCTAAATAATTTTGAATATCTATCTGTTGTGCTATTTTAATAAATTGAAGTAGCTTATCAGTATCAACGTTACCATCTAAAATACTATTTTTCACTAAATCTGTTCTTGAAATAAATAATGCTGTCGCCATATCTTATCCTTTATAGTTTGGATGATGCCCATTATTAGCCATATCCTTTGGTGCTATTTCAGAAGTTTTATAATCAGTTCCTTTTGGTTTATAAGAACTTGGTATATTATCAACTTCTTGTGAACTAGATAATGCTTTATCTTCTACAAAAGTTCCATCAGTTTTAGTCTTTAAACGATATAAATTTTCATTCCAAAAATGCCCACAATTAACACCACCTTTATATTTGAATAAAGAATAGTTTTCGCCTTTATGACCGAATGAATTATTTACACCTCTAAAACTTGCCTGATCAATATCTTCTTTTCTATAAACAACTCCGTTTGATGTTCTACCCATCATATTTTTACAAAATAATCTTGACTTACCACTTGAATACTTTTCAGAATATTCATATCTAACCTTGTAAAAGGATTTATCTAAAAAAGATACTTGACTTGGTTTTGATGTAATAAAATCAGCTAACTTTTGTAAACCAGTTTTCTTTTGTTTTATCAATCTATTTGCCCAACTATCTACATCCTCATTCTCTTCTGCATATTCTCTTTTTTCTACAAGTTCCCATTCATCATTTATACTTTCACCGTCTAAAAAATTAAGCATTTCTTCGTCATTAAAATCAACTTGGCTACTCATCTTTACACCAGTTTCTTCTTCTCTAGTTTCTGCATCCATTACGTTGTTTAAATCAGTAAATTCTAAAGGCTGTAACGTTTTAAAGTATAGATTTAAGCTAATATCATTAAAAGCTAATACATCATCAAAAGCATTTATTAAAAGTGTTTGAAATGGTCTTATAACTGTGTTATCCATTAATATAGATGCAGTCTTTAATTCATCAGCATTGTTACCAAAACCGCTCGAATCTTTTACACCCAATAACATAGGAGAAACAACCCTGTGAGCAACCATAATTTTACGCATACTTTCATCAGATAAAAACTGATATTGATTGTGCGCATCACTTAATTGAATTGGATCTATTGAAGCAGCAGTTGCAGCGTCATCATTAAAACTCAATATAAATTTACCACTATTAGAACTTCCGCTAAACTTTTGGTAAATTCTGTTTTCTATTAATTGTCTTTGCTCTGGGTCCGGAGTTCCGTTATTAAAATTTATTAGCATACTTGGTGCTAAACCATTCATTATATTATTTAAATGATAGTTTGAAATCTCTTCTTCTAATTCTGCATACTGCAACCCTCCTTGATAATCTACTGGAGAATAATATTTAAAACCAGCTTTATAAGGCTTTACATAATATATTTGTATAGGCTCTTTGCCATATCCAAAAGATTCTATACGTACAAGTTTATCGTTCTTCTTATAATTTACCCAATCTGGGTGCATATAATACGCTTCAATTTCTCCTTTTTTATTACACTTTTCCGCTCTTAATGTTTCAATAGGTATATGCTCAACTCTTGCGATACTCTTTCTATCTTTTGAATAAATTACTTGCATAGCACAATTACCCATTAATTTTAAATCAGACGATAATCTTCGTACACAATCATCGTGAAATAAAGTAATCATTTTAGCATATGCTTCTGGCTTTCGTTGTGAATCAGTTGCATCCAACCCTTTGCCAAAAATCATTTCAGACATTCCATTTATAATAGCATTATTTGTAGCACTACCATTATATCTATCAATTAGAAATTGAAAATAATTATTATCTTCTCCATAAGAAACATAACTATCTGTTTTTGTTTCCTTAATCTTAGGACTTGTATATGTAGATAAATTTAAAACTCTTAATTCATTCATATTATAAAATTATAAAATCATTGTTACCAGACTTACTTATATATTCTTCTTTATTGACTGAATAATAATTGTTTGTATCTTGGTTTATTGTTTGGTCGGTGCAGAATATCTTATCTAAATAGATAATATTACTTCCAGATAAAATTGATAAATCGTAAAAACGACCTTCTACTAAATTAAAAGCATAAGAAATTACTAAATAATCTTTATCCGTTGTGGTAGATATATTTGCTGTTGTAACTTCATTTGTACTATCATCTCTTAATTGTAAAGTAACAGATGAAAAGTATTCTCTAGGAATTATTTTTATTGTTTGGCTACTATTAGATGTCGTTAATACTTTCATACTTATATATAGTCATTAATTTTATTTTTTGTTTATATGCAAAAAAAAAGGATATGAATTAACATACCCTTTTTAAATTAGTAAATAAAAATTGATTAAGCAGTTGGATTTATTTGAACCACAGATACCTCAGAAGTAATTACTGAGCCAGTTACAAAGTAAGGTGGTGCAGTTTCCTGAGCAACTATCGTTAAAGAATATCCACTTAAATCTCCCATAGCAGCACCAGATGAAATTGAGCCACCAGTTACTTCTCCTCCGTTTTCTAAGCCAACCAAGAAGTAGTTTCCATTGTAGTCTTCTATTGCTACGTGTGGTCTTGCGTGTGTAATTAATTTTAATTGCTCTTGAGTTGCTTTATCTTGAAAAGTTAAAGACATTGTAACAGTACTTTCATAAAAAGTAGTTCCACTTTCTCTTGATGAATTAATTGCAGTTTCTAAAGACGATGTTCCTTTTACATCAAATTTAAACCACTCTGGAGTTCCTGCTAATGCAGTAATTTCTCCAGCAACGATTGTTTCAGCGCCTAAAGTTCCATAATCTGCAAAGTAAATAGTTTTTATACCACCTACCGCTGATTTACAAGGTACTTTTCTACCAGAAGTTAATAAACAAGCCATATTTTTTATATTTTTTTAAATAAAAAAGGGTAGATGTGCATTTCGCATACCCACCCCATTTTAAAATTATTAATTAATGATTAAGAATAAAATACAATTTCAGAACCAAACACGTGCTGAACACCTGCTGTAAATCTCATAACAACTCTTACATTTTGAGATCCATCGATATCTGACATATCAATTACCTTCACTTCGTTTTGGTCGTTTAAAATTCCAGTTCCAAAGTACAAGTTAGATTTTTGTGCTAAAATCATTTTATTAGAAGTTAATCCTTTTGCAACAAAA